TTGGTGTGTTGTCCGGACGGATAGGGATCAACCCGCCAGATGCGAGCCGTTTCGAAGGTTCTCCTGTCAGCCGGGACGCGGACGGTCAGCTGCGTATGAAGCCGTACAATGTCAGCGGCGATGTCGCGATCATCACGATCACGGGTTCGCTGGTGAACCGCGGCGCCTGGATCGGCGCGAGTTCCGGCTTGACCAGCTATGAAGGTATCCAGCACCAGATCAAACGCGCCGCGGCCGACGACAGCATCCGGAGTGTCATCCTGGATATTCATTCGCCGGGCGGCGAGGCGGTCGGCGCGTTTGAAACGGGCGCAATGGTGCGGCGCCTCGCGTCCAAGAAACGGACTGTTGCGGTCAGTAATGGCCTCATGGCGAGCCGGGGCACACAAGGTTGACGGCAACCCGTTCGGGCCACTGCCCGACTCCGTGCGCGAGGACCTGCAGGCGGAAGTCAACGCGTTTTATGACCTGTTTCTGGCGACCGTTGCCGAGGGGCGAGGTAAGCGCCTTACGGTGGACATGGCGCGCGCCACAGAGGCGCGCACCATGATCGGTCAAAAGGCAGTGGATGCCGGGCTGGCCGATCAGGTCGGCACTTTTGAAGCGGTGCTTGAGGATCTCAAGTCGCCATCTGGCGCCCGGTCGGGGCGCAGCAATGTCCAGAAAAGGAGTGTTTCCATGGACACCGAAACTGAAGTTCCCGGCGCCAGCGCTGCGTCCGGGATTTCTCAGGAAGACCACGACAAGGCGGTCAAGGCCGCGCACGACACCGGATTTACCGCCGGTGTGAAAGCCGAGAATGCGCGCATTCTGGCGATCGAAGAGCAGACCCCGGCGGGCCATGCCGAGCTGCTTGCGCAGCACAAGGCCGACACGACCATGACGCCGGAAAAATCGGCAGTTGCTGTGCTCAAGGCGGAAAAGGCGAAGCCGGCAAACCCGCGCCAGACGCTGGAAAACCTGGACAAAGCAGCAGCCGGCGTTGAAAGCCGTCCCTCTGCACAGGGCGACGGCGGAAGCGCGACGCCGAAGGCGACCACGCCGGACGGATGGAAAGCGGAATGGGAGGCCTCGCAAGACCTGCAGGCTGAATATCCCACCGCAGACGCCTATGTCGCAACCATGAAACGCGAAAGCACACGTTCGGCGGCGTAAGCTGCCGGCCGACCCCGCGCGAACAGGCGCAAGTCATTTCCCCAAAACAGGACTGAACCCATGAAAAAGACCCTGCTTGTCGCAGGTGGCTTGACCCTTCTTGCTGCCTGCTTCGCACTTGTAACCATCGTCGTGCCGGACATCTCGGCACATACCATTGCCGCCATCGGCCCGCTCGATCACGCCGCTATCTCTGTGGATCTGGCCATGACGACCCTCGCCGTGAACATGCAGCGCGACTACCAGCTGGGCGAAAAGGAAGAATACCCGGTCATCGCCGATGACATCATCTATCAGGGCGCCGCGGTCGGCGAGAACGCGTCCGGCTACTCGCGGCCCTTGCAGGCGGGTGACCCGTTTCAGGGGTTTGCCGAGGCGAAGGCAGACAACACCGGCGGGGCCGCCGGTGCGATCAATGTCAACGTCAAGGCACGTGGCCGGGTTGTTCTGCCGATCTCGGCAATCGGCATCACCGCAAACGACCGCCCTGTCGTCTACGCGTCCGATGACAACACCTTCACGCTGACGGCGAGCACCAATTCGCCGATCGGGCGTGTCTCGCGCTGGGTTTCTACGGGTGTTGCCGTGGTCGAATTCGACGCGTCGATGGCAGCCGAAATCGTGGCCCGTGCAGCGGGCGACGTCTAACGCCTGACGGTACTGCCGGCGGGCTTTGTCCGCCGGTCCTTCACGCCGGTTTTCCGGATCTCTCTACTACATGAAAGGGTTCAAACATGCTTCCGGCACAGTTTGATAAGATTTCGACACGCGGCGTGAAAGGTATGATCCTGGCGCGCCTCGACACTGGCAAAAACGCCTGGCTCGATTCCGTTTGCATGCGGGTTACGTCCGATCAGGCAACCGAAGAATATGCTTGGCTTGGCACGTCGCCGGCGCTGCGCGAATTCATCGGTGGACGCACCCCTGCCGAGCTGAAAGAGAACAGCTTCACGATCAGCAACAAGGATTACGAAGGTTCGATCACGATCAAGTCCAAGGACATGCGCCGGGACAAGCTCGGGATGATCAACATTCGTATCAACCAGCTGGCCGATCGGGCAACCGATCACCCGGCAAAGCTTGTTTCCAATCTGATCGTGAGCGGCGAGTCCACTGTCTGCTATGACGGCCAGTATTTCTTCGATACCGATCACGAGGAAGGTGACAGCGGCGCACAGTCCAACGATCTGTCCCGAGCCATCGTCGCCGCAGCGACGCCGACTGAGGATGAGATGGTCGACTCCATCCTGGCCGCTATTCAGGCAATGTACGGTTTCAAGGATGAGCGTGGCGAGCCGATGAACCAGTCGGCCACGGAATTCCTTGTCATGGTGCCGACGTCCTACATGGGCGTTGCCTTGAAGGCGGTGAAGGCGATCCTTGGAACCGGCGGTAAGAGCGCGACGATCGACACGCTGAAAGGCGATTTCACGATCAACGTTGCGGTCAATCCTCGGCTGAACTGGACGACTAAATTTGTCGTCCTGCGCACCGACGATGCGGCGAAGCCTTTCATTCTGCAGGAAGAAGACATTCCGGATGTGATCGCCCTGGGCGATGGCTCGGAATACGAGCAGCAGCACAAAGAGCAGCTGTACGGCGTCGATTGGACCGGCAACGTCGGTTACGGCTTCTGGCAAGACGCTGTCCTGATCACGCACACGAATGCGTAATCCCTCGCACAACATTAGGTTCCCCGGCGACGCCGGGGGCCTTTCCCGGTCAGGTGAGTGCCTGGCCCGGCAAGGCTTCAACCTGGAAGGATAAATCATGAAATACGTCGTCAAAGGTGGCCCGGCGCAGTTCGGGGCTGGCGCAATCGTGAAACTGGACAAGCAACAAGCATCTGCGCGCGCGCATGTCCTGGAACCGCTCAAGGGCGGCAAGTACCGGACCAAAGCTTTGATCCATTTCAAGGATGGTGAAGTCCTCGATATTGCCGGCAAGCGCGAGGATCTGCCGCGTCATCTTTCTGTCGTCCTGGTGCCACTCTCCGAAATCGAGAAGGCGGAGAAGGCGGCGGCTGCAGATGCTGCGAAGGAAGCGGCGGCCAGCGAAAGCGAGGAACAGGATGATTCCAGTTCCGACGATGAAGACGAAGACGGGGACGACTGACCGTGCCCGTCGAAACCGCCGCGGATCGGGCGTCGATGTTCAATCCGGATGAATTCGGGGTGACTGCTCAATATGTCCTTCAGGGTGGATCGCCCGAAGACGTTGACGGGCAGTTCCTCAATGAAGACGAGGTCATGCCTTTCGGTGAGGTGGGCCTCAGTTCGGCGTCGCCGGAATTTCATTGTGCAGCTGCCGACTTGCCGGCCGGTGCCGATGAGGGCGACACGCTCATCCTTCCGGCAGGCTCCTACCGTGTTGCTGCACCGATCCGGCGCGACGGCGAGGGTATGGCCGTACTGACACTGAGTGAAAGCTGATGCCTCACGTTCGAAGTCAGATTGTCGCCGCAGGTGCGGCCCGTATCACTGGCCTGCCGGCAAGCGGCAACAATGTTTTCGTACAGCGGAAATATCCAGCTGGCCGGAGCCGACTACCGGCGTTGCTGGTCTATCGAGGCGGCGAAGCCAGTCAGCCATCCGAAATGGGTGCCAGTCCGCGTGAAGTTGAGCGAACCTTTGACTGGCATATCGAAGCAATCGCAGAGGGTGATGACGCCGAGGATATCCTTGACGACATTCTTGCCGTCAGCGTCGAAGCCGCGATCGCAGCAGACAGGACGCTCGGCGGGATCGCTCGCGAAACCATGCTGGTCTCAACCGAGCCGGGGCCTGCGAGTGACCGGCAGGGCGAAAAGGCAATTGCAACACTGCGGATGACCTTCCGCAGTTTCTATCTCACCACGGACTTAGATCCGACGACGGCAACTTAGCAGTCGGCGTGGCCGCCTTCGGGCGGCTTTTTCATGTCTAAAC